TCAATACCACCCAACCACTGTTGCGGTGGTTCCGGTGGCCTCCACACCAATTGCCGAGAACGTTAGGATTTCACCGGCCTGAACCGGATAGGTGATCATGGAGCCAGCACTATCCCTCAGGACTAGATCCCCTGCCGTGAGAACTTTTAGAACCCGTGGCCGAACTGGCAGATCAACCCCATCTACCGGCGTGATCACAAACTGGGTTTCTGCGGGGCTCTCAAGTCCACGCTGAAAATGTGCAAAAGGGTCATTTTGGGGCATGCGAAGCTCCAATCCAGAAAAGGTGCAAAACGACAGGGAGCATGGCAAGGGCCGATTTCCCTGTGAGCCAAAGTCAAAGGCATCGACCAAATGGGATAGCCCTGTTCTCTTGCGACTTTGCTAGTACACCGCGCTCTCTCAGCGCATCGCAACCACGGTAGTTTACGATACCGCCCTAGAGTTTCACTCAAAGATAGAAGTCAAATACCTATGCTCAGGCAGTTTGGCCGAAGTCATGCCAAGCCACGAAACCAGCCTTAGGAGTTCAAGAAGGTCAAAATAGAGTGAGATACTGGCAGGGGCATCAGGGTTCGAACCCGAGACCTACGGTTTTGGAGGCTGGCGGAAATTACATTTTTTCAGCCACTTAATCAAAAAGTTTCCCAAAACAAACCGTGAAAACTAGGAGAACATGGGAAACCACCTTTCTGCCCGTCTATTTTGTTCGACGCCTGAAGGAAGCTTGTAAAACGTATCCAATCCCACAACGATTATCGAGTTGAGCATTCTTTTGCTTCAACGCGCGCTCACAGCCTGCGGCCTTGGCGAAACTGTTTAGGGCATCTGGCCCGTTCCTGGTTCCAGCGATTTCAAAATAGCGATCACGCTTGTAGCGACCAAACCGGCCACACAACGAACAACGCAGGGTGATCATTTCTCCTAAGCCCATAGCCCTCTCCCCGATGCTTCTGGCCTGCGGAAGGAAATAACCGCAATTACCCAAAAGAACAAATCGTGAACGAAAAAGGGCGTAGGTTACGCAAATATAATGGGCTGCAGCCCATATTCACCCTTGCAATTACGGGCTGCAGCCCATATATTGAATTTATCGGCAGGGATAAGAGATCCCACAAAACTAAGGAGAGACCGATGACAATCACCGCCCGCGCAATCCCCGAAAACTCCACCAAGATCGCAATGAAATCTGGTGGCGCAGAGTTCCACATCTACGAAGACGGCAAGGGTCGCCCTTGTGTGGTCTACTATCGTGGCAAGAGTTCAAAAATGAATGCCTTTTACTTCAAAACTGAGGAGCGTCGCGCCTCACATATCGAAGGTGTAATCAAAAATATCACTGCAGCCGAGAAGCGGAAGGCCGAAGAGCGCGCCGCGCGCAACAAGGCTCACAACATGGAGCCAGGTCTGATCCTTTACACTAGCTGGGGATACGACCAGACCAATGTTGAGTTCTACCAGGTGGTGGAAGTTCCTTCCCGATGCTACGTCATCTTGCAACAGATCTCCGCCCCTCTTGCACGGGGTGAAGAAAGCTTCATGTCCGGCAATAGCGTTCCTAATCCAGAGAACAAAATTGGCGAACCTTTCCGCCGTAAGGTCAACATGTCTGGCTCTCGCCCTAGTGTGAAAATTGACAATGTGGCCACTGCCTGGATCTGGGATGGAAAGGAAAAACACACTAGCTGGTACGCGTAAACAGCAAAGCGGCAGGGTGACCCCTGCCGCAATAAATATCTGTTTCGGTGCATTTTTCTCTTGCACGTATGGGCTGCAGCCCATATAGTGATTGTATTGACAGGGACAAGAGGTCCCACGCTTGAGAAAAGGAGAGACGTCAATGAAAGTAGAACTGATCATCCCCGCACTGGACAACGATGGTTCCGACAATTCCGCAGTAATCGAGGCGGCTATCAAGAGCTTTTGCAAGCTCTATGGCGGCGCAACTGTCTATGAGGCGTCCGGTTATTGGGTCAATGACGCAGGCCACCTCTATGAGGATGCGGTTAAAGTTCTGGTTAGCGCAGCCACCAAAAAAGAAGAGGCCAAAGAGCAGCTTCGCGGACTGGCTCGTGAGGTTCTGGCGGTAACCGATCAAGAGGCGGTCTTCCTCTCAGTCGGCGGGGAGGCAGAGATCATAGAATAAACCACCGGGGCGGCTTTGACCGCCCCAACTTTTTTCGGTCTGGCTGCGTTTTTCTCTTGCACATATGGGCTGCAGCCCATATAGTAAATGTATCGGAAGGGATAAGAGATCCCACCCAGGATAAGGAGAGACCGATGAGAAAAGCCACCCGGCGCAATCCCTATACTCTTGCGGAAATGGAAGAGTGGGCCAGGGAGCTTCAAGCGGAAGATCCCGAAAGAAGCGTCTCAGTCGTCGGCACCGAAAAACGCCCCTACATCATCATTTTGAAACCACCTGCCTGGCTCAAGTGAGCCTGGCGCGTGGATGAACCAAAGGAAATTAAAATGCCTATCGCAATTATCATCAGCCATGAAGATATCGCCCCGGCCATCCTGCAGGAAGACAAGGCCGCAGACCTGCTGAAGGCGATCAATGCTTTGACTGTCACACCAGATCTAGGAAACGAGGATAGCGCTCGCCTGTGGCTGCAGGAGCAGCCTGCACCTTCTGGCTGGTTCAACACCCTGGAAGAGGCTCAGGCCCATGTGAGGCGCTGCCACAACCCAGTTCCCATCCTACCTGGAAAGGTAATCCAAAGGACCCGTGAAGCCATGGGTATGACAAGAGCAGAATTTGCCAGGGCTTTGGGAATTGGGAAAACGGATAAGAACCGCCACACTGAAATTTTCAATATTGAGATTGAAAAGATCAACAAGAGCAGCGGCAGGCCACGGGTCCTGAACCCCAAAGCAACAGAGCGTCTGATGGCTCTGGCGGCGGAACACGGGCTGAACCTGCTGAAAGACGACTAACCCCAGCCACCCTACCTGTACTGCCTCTCAGGCGGCTCCTGTGAGCCCGTCAACGGTAGAGGCATGTCAAACGCTAAGAACATTTAGGTGAAGAAAATGAACGCTCACAACCTCCCGGCTCTGCCGGAAAAGATAGACCTCATCATATCGCAGTATGAAGCGAAGCGCGCGGCGATCCCTGAGAGCATAAGCCAAATGCAAGCATCGATCGATGCCGCCAAGGGCAATTGCTGCATGGGCAGCGCCTTTGTCTCTGACCCAATTGGATATGTTCCTTTGCCATCCGAAAAGGCCATGGCTGAAACCTTAACGGAATCGGCCTGGCAGCATGTCTATCGGCTGGCAAAGGTTGATATGCTGGCCCCGGCCTCAGAGCGCGCCGATTTTGAAAAGAGCCTGGAACAACATCCAGAGTTCACCGCCGAAAACGTGATGGCGACCTTTGGCCCCTATCTCGCGGACCCGCGCCACTACATCTTGAAGGGCCTGGCTGAGTGCTTTTCCAAGCTGGACCCGGCGTATAAATCGCATAGCAAGGTCAAGATAGGTGTCAAAGGACTGCCAAAAAAGATCATCATTCAAAGATGCGGTGACGGCGTATTCAATGGCTATGGGCTGGATACCTTGCGGGATGCGCTTAACGCGCTTCGCATGGTTTCAGGTCAGCCACATCTGAGCCGGTTTCAGTTTGAGGATATCTATCGCTGGAACCGGATCGAGGCCGGGAATTTTCCGGAATGGGAACCGGGCAAGGTCTGGCGCAGCGGTGATCAGGTTCACCACGAGGGGCAAACTTATAGAGCCATGGACTACATCCGACCGGCTGACGCTTTTGAGCGTGGGGAAAAAGAATATCGAGGATGGCGGCTGCAAGAGCATGTGATGCCAGGTATCGAGGTTCGCCGTTTTCAGAATGGCAATGCTCACCTGATTTTCAGCAAAGACTGGTTGCGCAAAATCAATCTTGCTCTGGCGGAATTCTATGGCGACGTACTGCCAGAAACTGAAGAAGAGGCCAGCCAAACCAAGCGCGCATCAACTGAGGTTTCAAAAGATCTGGCGTTCTATTGGACGCCTGAAAAGGTCACCAGGAAGATCCTGCGAGAAACCCGCATGAACAAGGATAACTACAGTTACGACTATCAGCAAAAACTGGGCAATTCCCCGGCTGTGCTAGAGCCTAGCTGCGGTGAAGGGCACATGATGGATATCATCGCGCAAATCTGCCCTTCAGCCTGCCTTTCCGGCGTTGAGTGCCACGCGGGAAGAGCCGCTATCGCTGCATCAAAGGGGCATCGCGTCCAGGTTGGAAACTTCCTTGAGTTCACCGCAAAGCCGGTTTGGGATTTGGTTGTGATGAACCCGCCATTTGCCAATGGGCATTGGAAGAAGCATCTAATGCATGCCCTCAAATTTCTGAGGAATGGCAAAACCTGGAACGAACAAGGGGAGCTTGTCTGCATCTTGCCTGCAAGTGCAGAGGTAGACGGGCACCTGAAGGAACTGGGCATCAAATACACTTGGCGAGATTTGCCTATGGCGTCATTCAAAGACGCCGGGACAAATGTTGCCACAGGCTTTATCCAGTGTGGCCCGCAATAGGTCAGAACCACATGCCCAGTAGTGATCTAGCCTCTGTAAGGGGCTAGATTTATTTTTTTGGCGCTACCGCAGAACCGCACTCGCGGCGTCCCAATGTGGCCGATAGCCTGGCACACCTTCTGAGCCCCAATTGACGGTCGCAAAACGCCCAGGACCGCCAGCGCAGGAATAGAGCGGGCTGTCACCGGCCAGCTTGTCGCCTGGCCCATTGATCCCGCTTCCTGCCCCGGTCCAGATCGGGGTGAGATCCGTGCCCGGCCCAAAATACTGGTCACTGACGTAGATATGATGGGTATCGAAGGCGTCGGGCACGATCAGTTGGGCGGGATCGTTCGCCTTGGCTCCAAACAGTTCAAGCGCCCCGCCAACTGTCGCACCGTTAAAATCAGCGGTGCGTTCTGTGTAGACGTCACCCAGGACTGTGTAGCAAGTGTTCCCGTCCCAGGTGACCATCCAGTGCTGCAGCTCGCCAACATTGCCGCCAAAGATGACATTGCTGGAAAACGGCCCCTTGAACCATAGATCACCGCCAGGGCGGATCTGTATCGCCCAGTCCCCGATATAGAGATAACGACTGTCCGCGCTGGCAATCGGCCTGCCGACGATTGAGATTGTGCCCTTGTCTGACAGGCTGGGGAAGTAGTGGCGCAGAGAGGGCTGCGCCTCCCCAAACCGGGTCGCGCCGGTGGCCTCCCCCAGGGAGAGGCGGTTGGAGCCAGAGCCATGCTGGTTGCGAACTTCGATAAAGAAATCTGCCCATTTGCCGCTGGGGGCAGCACCAGGACCCCGACGCACCGTCGTGCCATCCAGGGTAATCGCCTCTGCGTTGCCCTGGTCATTGTTGACAAAGGTTTCCTCTACCGTGCCGAGCACTTCCAGACTGCCGATCACCGCGCCCTCGGGCACGGACCAATCCACAGCCATGTTTTGCGGGGGCATATGGGGAGCCGCATCATTCCCGGCGAGGGCGGCAAGATAGGCGGCTAGCTCACGGGAAATCGCCTTAGAGAACAGAGAACCGGGGTGGATCGGGTCAAACTGATGCCAGGACTCATTTCCGGGTTTTGAACCGAAGGCGTTGACCCGCAGCCCCTCTATCCATTTTTCCGGGAGGTCGGAGCTGTGAGGGGCTAGAAAATGGGCCTCCTTTAGCATGGCATCGGGCCAGCTAAAGACGGGGTAGCCGAGTTTGCGCGCCGAGGCGACAAAACCGTCAGAGGAAGCGCTTCCCCCCACATTGTAGTGGGTCACCACGGTTCTGTCCTTGCTGTATCCTGCGGCCTCAAGCGCGATCAGGTTGTCCAGCAACACCTGCTGGCGGGCAACTGAAGGCGCACCGTCATTGGTTCCCCAGCTCACCACATCCACAGCGCTCGGAGACCCTGCTTCCATGCGCGCGCGGATCTGGGAAGAGGTCTCCCCCGGTTCGCCCTCATTGGATAAGCCCCCCACCAGCTTTTGCACCTCACCGGGCCAATCGCCATGGGCGATAATATCCAGATCTCCGGGGGGCGCATAGTTGAGCTCGGTCAAACCAGAGTACGGAATGCCATTGGCAAGCATCGTGTTGGAGTGGTTGTTTTTGGTGATACTGTCGCCCCAGGCGGCACCAGAGGCCAGCGTGCCATACTTGGTCGGCTGCAAGTCCCACAGATTGTTGATCTGAGGCAGCGGCACTGACCCGCCGCCCTGCGCAATCAGACCTGCCAAATGGGCAGAAGTTACCCCAAGACCAAGGCCCAGCATCAGTACCACCCCACGACAGTGGCCGTGGTGCCGGTGGCCTCAACCCCTTGCGCCGAGAATGGCAGGGTTTCCCCGGCGGTCACCGGATAGACAACGACATTGTTTGAGGCATCCCGCAGGGCAAGATCACCCCCGACGGTTACCCGCAGAACGCGGGGTTTAACTGGCAGGTCAACGCCATCCTGCGGTGCAATGGCAAAGTGACTGTTTGCCGGGCTTTCTAGCCCACGATGGAAGTTGGAAAAAGGATCGATCTGGGGCATCAAAGGCTCCGATTTTAGAGGAGAAAACAGAGGTTGAGGGCGCTAAACCAGCGCCCCCAGGAAGTGTGGGAATCCATTAGCGACCAAAGGCGGGCGCGATCTCCTGCAGCTTGCCAAGAGCCAGACGGCCAAGGACTGCCTCTGAAGGCCCAAGCCGCGCCATAGCATCGGGCACAGAGTCCCGCGCGTAGGCAATCGCCTCCTCAATTAGTTGAGGCGGTTCAGCCTCAGGTCGTCGGCTCAACGCCGCGCGCAAACCGCTCATCAAGGCACTGTGAAGATTTTCACGATGGCGTTGCTCAATATCGATGCCAAAGCGCACCTTCAGAACCTGCGCCACCCGCCCGATCACAACGGTCAAGATCAGGGCAGCGAGGCTCAGCAAATGGGGTTGCAGTTGCAAAAAGAGGTCATTCCAGTTCATCTGGTTTCCTTTCAAGCTTCATTGGTGGAGAGAATGGCGCCGCTTGCATCCAGGATGGGCAAAGGGCGCTGGTGGGCTGCGGGCCAGTTCTTGGGCCAACGCAGATCGATGAGGCGATTTGCTGCAAGCCAGCTATCGCGCACCATGTCGGATTGATTGCCGCCACGGATCAGGAAGCGATTGCGCTGCGGGTCATAGCCAATGGCAAAGCCTACATGGCCTCCCTTGCCGCGCCTGAAGCTGGCAACCGCGCCATAGACCTTGCCGCAGCGCATGCCGTAGCTGGCAAAGTTGCGCGCCCAATAGGGGTTCGCCTCCAGGTTTTTAGGAAGCGGTTCCTCTGGCAGGGTCAATTCAAGCGCCGTGATTGCCGCATCCCCGCACCAGGGCAGTTTGGCCGGGTCACCCAGCGTGGAGCCATCAGAGCGCAGCCAGTCGCTCAAGACGCGATTATCCCGCACCTCATGCAGGCCCATGACCTTCCCCAGCTCTACCAACCAGGGTGGTTCCGGCGCGGTATCCGGGCCAAACTTGCGCGGTTCGGACACTTCTACCGCATCCCGCAAGCGCCCAAGTGTGATCGGGCCAACATAGTCCCGTGGCCAAAGCCCCTGTGAAAGCTTGAAGGCAACAATGGCCTTGCGCGTCATCGGCCCGGAAATTCCATCAACCCGGCCTTTGTAATGGCCGAGCTGCTGTAGCGCACGCTGCAGCCAGCGCACGTCATAAGAGTGCTGTTTCATTGGAAACCTCAAATGCTTGGATTGTCTGGCTTCACCGCGCCAGGGGCGGTCAGTTGCCCCGAGAGAGATCCCGGCGCAGTTCTTTCAGCTCGCGATCGATGCCCAGCATTGTTTGCCGGTCCTCTTCGCGGCGTTCATCCCGCAAAGCCGCTTCGCGCTGCATGATTTCGATCTGCTTTTGATTGGTGAAGACACGCCGGATCAACCAGACCACGCCCCCGGCCCCACCAACCACCGCCCAGCCGATCAGAGACTGTTGCGCCTTTTCCGCCATTTCTCCGAGGGTCATTCACTGCTCCATATGACAAAACCCCGCTCTCTTGGCAGGGCGATTTATGTTTGGTTTCTGGATGGGAAGAGAGGTGCCGCTAGTAGAGCGCGGCGAGTTCAGCCACGCCAGGTGGCACGGCTGGCCAATTGGCGTCATCTGAAAGGTCTGCATCGGCCTCAACAAGGCCAGGCCACGCCGCTTGCATGGCGCGGATCCAGTCGTGACCTGCTTCAAAGGTCAGCTTTTCAGTTGGACTGAGCTTATTGAGCTGGTCAGCAGCCAGAAGATTGGTCTGGGTCACCAGGTCAGCCACCGCAACAATTCGGCGCGCGCACTCTGCTTTCCCCTTTGCCTGAGCCAAGGCGCCCAGCTCTTCTGGTGCCGCGATGTATTGGCTAATCGCACCATTCGCCCAGACAAAGCGGTCCTCATAGCCGCCACCTATGGAGGCCAGATAGGCGTCATAAAGCGCCGCCCCGTCCGTCACCTCAACGATGCGGAATCCAGAAGGCGCGAACCGGCTCAAGTCATTTGTTGCGGAAACAACGTCACCCCCGGCAGAAACCAGGAACCAATGCGCGGGGGTTTCGATAGCGCGCGCGATTTCATAGAAATCCTCTTCTGCCTGGTTACGACAGAAGATGATCCCGTGTGGGTTCTCGCCCTCAGGCGAATAGGCTTCAAACAGCCCAAGATCTTTAAACTGCATTGGTATCTCCTATTGCGCTGTGACGGTAACCCACGCGCCATCGATGAATTTTTGAAGGGGGCGGTAAGCGATACCGGTAACCCGCTCATCTCCGGCTTCCACACCGATACGAACACCGCTCACATAGCTCCCAGCCGCCGCACGGAACCAGGATTGATCCGCCACAGCTCCGCCAAAAAGGGAAGTCACCTCTGCACCTTGCCGGGTATCCTGCAAATAGCGCGCATCATTGTAGCCGCGATTAGGAAGGTCGCCTGGGCCGGTGATGGTTGGGCCATCCGCATCCGGAGCCTCGATTACCCCCGACCCACGAAAGCGGATCTTGGCCGTTCCTGAATTCGCACCAGGTTCAGCTTCATAAGCAAATAGCAGTTCATTGTCGTGGTTGTAGACCATCCAAGTCTTGCTGCCGCCATCAAAGGTCAAGCGCGCAGAGCTGCCATCTCCTGCACCGATTTCCCCCAATAACAATCCGACATGATCATTCATGCCCAGCAATGAGAGCCCAACCTTGGCTGTCAGAACATCTAGAAGCTTTTGATCACTCACCCCGTTGTAAAAGCGAACAACCGGCACGCTACCGGATGTATCTACCCAGACCAAATTCGTCGGCGCATAGTAAGGCCGATCATCTCCAGAATGACCGCTTAGCACAGCCGTACGAAAGGCGTTCAGCAAATCCGCCAGTTCAATTCCCGATAGCTGTGATGGGTCAATCTGCCCAAAGTCAAACTGGGCCATAGCTTCTCCTTTGTTGATTAAGGGGGTTACAAAACATGTCCGTAACCTTTGGCGATCCAGTCAAATGAGCAGGCAACCCCCTGCCCTGACTGGTCTGTAAATCTCTGATGAAATCCTTCGGCGCTCACATTGCTACGCAACTCCACCGCGTCAGAAGGTAAACCCTGACCCGTCACGGCAATTGCAGGCCTTTCTTTGAAGGCAGGGGAAAACGGGACATAGACCCCCTCTGGCGGGCAGACCAAATCAGCCCCTCCATCTGTGCGATCTGGCATATCCACCGTGACCTCCAGCCGGTCGAGGCGCACCGCCACCGTTGAGGATTTACTTTCCAGGATCACTCTGAAGCGAAAGGCGCGCGCTAGATAATCGCCAATCCCCAAGGGCATCCAATTGGACCAATTGACAGCCTCTAAATGTGGATCATCGCGCGTCGTCGAAACTTGCAGCCGGACTTCCCAAGCTGAACTATCAACACCCGAAAGCGCCTCGACATCAGAAAGGTGCCTCCAAGAATCCAGGGTGTTATTCAGCAGGACCCCGCCAGCAACAATCTTACTGGAAATTCGAGAGGTATAGACAGCAGTCAGATCAACGATCTCATAGAAGTTGTAGACACCCGAAGGCACCACCCCAGCGAACCCAAGCAAGGTATCTACAGCCGAAAGTGAGGGCCATTCAGAAATGCTGGAAGAACTTCCAAGCCAAAGCGTTCCCCCAACTCGACCAATTCCAGCGCTTTTGGCTCCGGCAAAATGGGCGTGTTCAATCACCCTTTCAACGACATTCGTTCCAAGAATCTCGGCGCCCTCCACCAAAACAGCAGAGGCCGCTGTACTGGGAGTTCCAAAGAGAGAGACCGCCTTAATCAAATAGCGGCCATTTCTCGCGGAAACAGCCAATCGATTGCCTTGAATGGCATCATCCACCAGGATCGATTGCGCCCAGCCACCAACCGCATCGGCTTCGAGAAACCGTAACTCATAGTGCGAAACCATGCTTTCGCCTGGTGCCCATTTTAACAGCAACTGATTGCCAGAAAGATCGGCCTGAAACCCCGCAACAGGCTCCGGCGTTTGCGCCTTCAGTGACCAGGTGACCACATCCATGGCAGGCCGCGAAACGCCGAAGGCGTTGCGTGCAAAAACCTCAAACCGGTATGTTCCAGGCTCCAAAAGTGTGAAGCTTCCAGATGTGGCGGCAGTTTCTGTCAGCTTGATCCGACCACCTCTTGGGGTGATCATGTAAACAACGTAATCAATGACGCTATGCGCGGACCCCGGTTGCCATTCCAGATAAGCGGAAAAGCCAAGTTCGCGCCCGCCTGCCTCGCTAATTGTTTCAAAGTAGTTCAGACGAGCGGTTCTGATTTCAGGGGGCGGAGGGGCAAGACTGCTATTCGGCCTCACCGTGGTGATAATCGGATCATAAGGCGGGATTTCGCCCTCATCAGCAGTGAGAACGGCTGGGGCCGCAGGAACGCCTGTGAGGGTCGCGGTGAGGTCTTCACCATGCTTGATGGATGTAATCAGCACCTCCAAGCTTTCCTGCGTCATCAGCTCAATGGAAAGCAGATCTCCAATATGGATCCCGGCTGGGCTCACCGCCTCCTGAGCGGTCCAGATGTAGGTATAATCTACAGGAGGGGCCGCGCGAAAGATCCGCTCATCACCATTTCTGAGACGGATGCAAACCCGATAATCGCCCGGCTCTGGTGTCAGGATCTCATCCAGCTTGAAGCCGGACAAATCGCCATTCTGCAGGATAATCTCTGTAATCCGGCCCGCGCCGACCCCAACCTTTGGCACATCATGAACCAGGCGCGCCTTGTCACCCATGTTGACCCGCAGATGCTCAAAATCGACCTGCCAGGAAAAGCTCTCTGGCCGCAAAATCGCCTGTGCCAGGTGGTAACGCCCCAAGCGCCAGGCATTGCCGCCGTCGGTGTCATCTTTCGACAGAACCACGCCGGTCAGTTCCAGGGTTTCAAACTCAGTTGCTGTGTTCACGTCATAGCCATCGGCATAGACCGTGATTTCATCCTGCTGCCATTCAAGCCGCTCTGAAAGACAGCGCACCCGAAAGCCATGGATCTCCTTTGGAAAGGTGATCTGACCCTTGAAGCCCCAGGAATTGCGCGGGTTGAATTGCGCAATCACTGGTCCCGCTGCACCATCGCGAATAATGGAGTATTTAAGATCCCGCAGGAACCGGCGTGCCCGGCCCGTGGCGCAGATCAAATCCAGCACCTCTGCCACAGTAGTGGCCTGATCAATCACCGCATCACAGGTCCAATGCGGTTCCTGGTCTGCCCAGTCCTTCAGATCATCAAGCTGCAGGCGCTCTGCGGTGAGCGGCTTGGAGAGCATGGGCCCCATCAATGCCCTGGCATAGATCCAGGCGGGATGACGCACGGGCTGTGGCTGAGACCATGCACCCCCATCCCAGACCGGTGCCATCTGCATGGCCACAGCGTTCAGGGTTTCGAGCTGGCCGTTCAATTGGTCGCTTGCTTTGATCCGTACCGCAACTTCGGCAATATCCGCATGGCTGGGCAGTGAGCCGGAACGCACCGAGCGGATAGCCGTCAGAAACCCGCTATCGCGCACCGTGGTTTCATCGCTTTCGGCAGTTAGGCGCGTGACCTCAATTTCATATTCGCCCTCAGTCGGCAGCGCGATTGTCTTTGTGAAGCGCAGATTGGCGGTAGAGGCACCGGTGAAGGTTTCGGTTCCTGCATCAGTCCAGGCTTGAGCCCCCACAGCCCTGAAACGATAGCGGATATCGGCGGAATGCTCTTGTTTGTTGTTATTGCCATCAAAGCGCACCAGCCCTTGAAAGGTGACATCCACAGAGACAGAGGTTGTGCGGTCTCTGGTGGCGCGCAGGATAGCGTTGTCCTGCGCCAGAGCGACCGAATAGCTATCTTCTGCCACATCATCAGGATAGAGCGTCAGAGGGGCGTCACCGCTGCGCCAAGCCCGCACCAGGGGGGCGAGTTCCGGCATATGGGCGAGGGTTTCGGCCTGATCCACATTGAGGAATTCCAGCTCGACGCCCTCAAACTCTGTGATGGGGGTCGTGCCGATCCGCAGGCTCTCCAGCGCGACAGGCCCATAGCCAAAGGTAAAGCGCCCCCGAAAGTGAATATTCTCCCCCTCGCCCTCGGTGTAGCCACGCGCGGTCTTGGGCGGGTAGATCAGGTGACGCCCCAAGACAGTTGGATAGATCCCGTATGGCGTCTCTGCGTTGCTGGATCCCGTGATCGAGAAATTCGGGTCATCTTCCCGCGCCGCCGCCGGAGTGCTTGGCGGGGGCACCAGCGCATTGATCAGAAGAGAGCCAACAATGGTCACCGCCGCATAGGCCAGGGAATAGGCCAGAGTGCCCGCCGTGAACAACGCCCCTGCAGCAGTCGCGGCCACGGATGGAAGCACCGCCGAAAGCAAGAGGGCCGCTGCAGGGCCATGAACGCGCGGAGTGATCAACACATGGGTTCCCGCGCGGGGGCGCACCCTGCCCCATTGATCCATTGGAACCACAGAAGCACTCACACCATGGCTGATCACAACCTGGACTGTTCCCATGTAGCGAGGATCAATCTCAGCTTCGCGCACGATATCCGCAATGGTTGCGCCTTCCTGGCGCAGGGCGTTCTTACACTCCCCACGCATTGGATGCAGATAGGCTGTTGTTTCAAACTGATCAGCCTGCATAGGCATATATTCCTTCAAGCCGGGTTCCCCAGTTGCTGGAGGTGAAGTCTTCAATCATGCTCTGGCCTGCCTCACCCGAGGCATGCAGCATGTGGCGATAATCCAGGGCGTAGCCCACATGCAGGGCGAACCCCTTGACCCTAAACAGCACCGCTGCCCCCTCTTCTGCCCTTTCGATCCGTTTCCATTTGGGCCGAACCTGATCAGCCAGGTTCATGCGCGCAGCCGCGGTCATGCTGCAGAGCGGGTCAAACAGATCCCGCCCGTGCCGCACGCGCTGCAGGGCCAGGAAAAGACCCAGGCAGTCATAGCCATCCGGCCCCCTGCCAAGCTCTTGGTAGGGGATGCCAATCCAATCATCTGACCACATCTAGAAAAGCGCCGGTGTATTGGCCGGGTTCATGACCCGCTGCCCAAAGGATTGTTCAAGAATGGGCTCAACACCCATCGTGCCGCGAACCGCGCGCGCGTCATATTCTGCAGCGCGCATTTCCACCTCCATTGGGCCGAGTTGGATCACATCCGGATCTGAGGCCATAATCCAAACTAGGTGCGCCTGGACTGTCCCGCGCACCTGGCGCAATGCCTCGACCATGCGGCGATCCGTATTGTCAGCCACCCAGTTTATGACCGGCACCCCTTCGGCCTCCTCATCCGGCAGGCCAACATCAAAAGCCAGCGGCCTAAACTCATCGCCATTGTGCTGGATGGGCTGGGTGTTCGGTACAAACCTCAGCTCATCTTCCCAGCCAACCTGCGTCAAGGTGATAAGCGGTAGAATGACCTCATCGGTCTGTTGCGCATGCATCGCCTGCAACATCTGCGGGGTTAGGGTGGATCTCATGGCAGGCGCTCCAATTCCAAATGCACCTGCATGCTGCGCCCCGCCTTGTTGGCTCTGTATGGCCTCACAAATTGAAAGGAACACTGCTCCCTGGTAATTGGGTGGAGCGCTGTGAAAGGAATTGAACCGCCCTTCACGTCATTCTCAAACCAGGCCTGAAACTCTGCGTATTGCGCGTTGGTCATGCGAGGCAATGTGAAACGAATACTGATAGGCACAGCTGTATAGCGCCGCCGAGATTTGACAGGGCCGGAATCTGTCTGAGTACGCAGAACTGCATCTTCTGGTTCTTCCCAAAAGCTATCGCCAACCGGGCAAAACTCAACTGCAGTGGTCCAATCAACCATCCTCAGCGCCCCCTTGCCGGTGGTTTGATCCCATAAGTAGATTTCATCATCTGCTTCCCCTTTGGGCCAGCCACGGCATTCAGCGCCACTCTTTCAAGGTGGATTTCCAGAGTGCGGCCATCTTGAGACTGTTGAACCTGGTGTTGGCCCTCGGGGGCATTGTGAATCACCACTGAGAGATTTGCGCGCTCACCTGCACCCACTGCACGGGAGCCGAGCGCCCGCATTTTGTAGTCCTTGGGAAGCACCGGTTCACCAACTTCCAGAATGGCCGGCACCTCACCAGGACGCAGCCCAGCGATGCCCCCTTGATGATAGCGAGGCGCCCCAGCCCAAGTGGAAGGCGCGAAAGAGCGCCCATGGCTATAGCCATCCTTTCCAGCTATCCCACCTGAATGCAGGATGCCCGGAATGATGGCACCACCAAACAACCCGCCACCTCCAGAGCCAGCGCCACCACCGAACAAGCCACCACTAGAGAGGCCATATTTTCCCTTTAGTGGCCCCTCACCAAAAAGAGCCGCCTCAAGTGCCGCCCGGGCAAACTTCTTGGCGATACTGTCCAGCACATCTCCGAGGTTCTCGCCTTCTATTGCAGCATCAAGGATCCCATTCTTCAGATCGCTGTTGACGCCATCGAAAAAGCGCGCCTGCTCTGCAGCAGCTTCATATTTGGCCGCAAGCTCCCCGACCTTCTGCGCCTGCTGGTCAATTGTCTCGGCAACAGTCTTGCCTGTTTTCGCGGAAACCTGGTCAAGATCGATGCCGCGCGCCTTGGCTTCATCCAGGCGCTGATATTTGAAGGTAAGCGCTGCGATTTCCGCACGGGATTTGCCCAGCAATTCTATCTTGCGCTGCAGAGCTTGCACTTCCTCAGCCGCGCGCGCCCCAAGATCAAAATCTTCGGAAGAGCTGGACTTGCCACCTCCACCCTTCTTCCGTTTCGGCGGTTTTGGCAGGCGAGACGGATCAAATGGGGAGACGGTTCCATAGTTGCTGGAAAAGTCACTCATATGGGCCGCAATGCCCGCCAAGCGTGCGTCTCTCTCGTTGTAGCGAGGATCACGCGGATCCAGGACCACATTGCGGCCAACGCCAGCCCCCGACAATCGCCGTGCAAGATCCAGACTGATCCCTAACTGCTCTGCCAATGCCGCCGCCGCAGTCACCGCGCTATTGATGCCGCCCGACAGATCCAGGCCACCAAGCTCAGAAGCTATATTGCGCCCCTCACTCAGGGCTTGCGCCATGCGACGGGCTTGGTCTTCTGCCTGGGCCAGTTGATCGCGCACCCCCTGGTCAATCGTGTCACCCATTGCCGCCAGCGTCTGGCGCATTTCTGACAACACGCTGGCCATCACCGCAAAATCACCGGCATCCCGCGCGGCCTGCAGACGTGCCTCCAGTTCTCGATATGAGGAAAGGACCTCAGGCGGAATCGTAAGATCTTTTGCTAGACTGCCAATATCCTCATAGCGGCCCTCAATGGCTGCCAGCTCCTCCAGCATTTCCTGGCGTTGTTCCTGCAGCGCTGCAGTCACTAGCCCGCCACCGAGTTCCGAAGTGGCAATTTGCGCCTCAAGATCTTGGATCTGCTGCCGGATCAAATCGGCGTTTTCCTTGGCTCGATCTGTACCGCTTTCAATCAAGGCCGAACCTACCGCGCTGAAGATCTTGTCAATCTCAGCCTGGTATTCCTCACCAAGCGTCTTATCGAGCAACTGCCCGATCTCGACCTTAGCCGCGCGCACCTCGATATCTGCCAGAGCTTCCGAAAGGCTGATGACCTTCTGTGTCACCGCGCCGTAGATCTCTCCCAGATCCTCGACGCCTCCAGCGCTCGCCAGTTGCATTGCAGCTTGCGCCCGGCCAATGGCCGATTCCGCCTCCTGCAACGCATCTGCGAAGGTTTCAACCTTCTTTCCGGCCTTCTCAGCCTCTTCCCCGGTTGTCATCAGGAATGCAGCCATTGGAAAGCCGATAGCAGCCACGGTTCCCAAAAGCCCCGCGAGGATGCCAACCGGTCCCGCGAGCATTGTGAAGCCCCCAAGAACCTGGGGGAGCTGTTGCCCCATGATGCGCATCGGGTTGGTGCCCATCTCCCACTGCACTGCCATATCCGCTAGCTGGTTGGTCGTATTCCCAATGATGAAGCGCCCTTGGCGCGAGACATTGAGGAAGGACTTCTGCGTTTCACCGGCGGTGGCTGCGGCGGCTGACACTTCAGAATAGCGCATCTTCGCAATGGACAATTGCCGGTTTGCCTGATCCTGAGTGATCGCCCCGGATTGAACAGCCAGGGAAAGCTGCTCTTGCACCCGCTCAAGCTGGCGACTGTTGCGCACAACGGGATCCAGTTTTTGGGCGATCCGGTCATAGGCACGGGCTTGATTTTCCGCAAAGCGCTCAAACATGCGCGCCTCTTTGGGGTTTGCCTCCGCAAATTTCTTTTTCACCTGATCTGCGGTGAGGTTGGAGGTGCGCAGCACCTCCTTCATTGCCCTGTTGAATTGCCCCTGGTTCGCAACTACCGGGATTTCGAGGCCATCAGCTTCCATGTTTAGAACCCTTCAATCCCCATGCGCGCCAGATCTTCTTCATTCAGATCCCCGCTAGGTTTTGCGCTCTCACGAATGCCATGGACCTGCTTATAGGCGTCCCAGGCGGCGACAAACGGCCAGAGCTGTTGTTGATCTACTTCGCGGGGGGAAAGTCCCATTACGCCGCCCCATCCGTAGAGGGCTCCGAAATTCCATCTTCCAGACTTTCCCCCTTTGGCTTTTCCGGCGGCGCGTCCGGATTGCCAAACAGGCCGGAAGAAAGAACCGTCGATGCGGTCAGGGCGAGGGTGAACCAGTTCACATGACTGCCAGAAGTTACGCGGGTGACGGCGGCGCTGGCCTCATCCTCCGACGCCCCACCCCCAATCAAGCCCAGACGCAGGGTGCTGGTAATGTCATCAACGCGCCAGGATCCGGCATTGAGCCGGGAAAGAACTTCCCCCGGCCCACTGTTGGTCTCATCCTGGAGCGCGCGCAGCTCTCCAATCTGAAACCCAAAGGCATGGGAGCCACCCAGCCAGGTGATGCGCCCGCTCACGCTTTAGCACTCCGCGCCGGGGTGCCGACAAATTCGATTTCTAGCTGGGCACTTACAGACTTACCTTTTGTCCGCTGGTTGCTGAGGCTTGTCAGCAGCGCCGGGCCGCTTTCATATTCGGTATCACCCACGGCTGCATTGAGATTTCCAACGCGCACATTCTTTGCCTGGCCAGAATAAAACCAGTCAGTGAGGGTTCCGTGGGATTGCTGCGCCCAGACACCCGTGGTCGAGACTTTAACGTCAACGGAGCGCACCTCTTTGGAAACAGAGAACGGCTTGCTCTCATCATCGCAATCGGGGATCTCATCGGTATCTAACTGCGCAGACCGGCTGATGGTCACATCCTTCAAGCCGCAGATGCGGGCAAAGGTGCCCTGGACATTGGTTTCCACCTCCAAAACCATCTCTTCATATTTTTCAGTTTCTGCTTCAGCCATCTTGGCTCTCCTTCTTCTGCCCCTTTCGGGCGGGTTTCACAGGCTCCGCAACTCCAGCGGAAATTGCCGCATCGATAAATTCCTGCGGATATGTCTGGGGCTCAGGTCCGGGCTTGGCTGACCAGCCCGCATTGCGGGTGCGCGAGCTGTAGTTGAACGGCTCATTGAAAATCGCTTGCGCCATTTCACACTCCTTTCAGTTCCTTTTTGATTTCGCGCCGCATCCGGGCGACGATGGCCCTGCGCTTCTGGCGGTAAGCCGGGAAGAAGTAAGGATGCGGTTTTGCGCCTGGGTGAGGCCTGCCCTGCCCTGCAGCCAAGGCCACTTGACCGGCCACCGTGCCGCCCCCTTTCGCTACGCTGTGCGGGTCAGTGCCAAACTCAACCCAACGCGCAACAGCCGGAATAGACAGGCCTAGACCCGCATAGATCGTGATCTGCTTTTCTGAACTTTCGACGGTATCGACCGACAAAGCACCCTCTGGGGCCAGGCCCCAGGTCCAGCCGATACTAGCGCGAAGGTCACCCTCCTTGACCGGCACGAGGGATTTCATCAGCTGAACAAGATCTTCAGCAGCATCTTCCATCGCGCGTTCAATGCCGCGCGACACCGCAGAAACGGCGCGGGCCAATCGGGCTTCAAGGGCGGGCTGCATGGCTACCGATGATCTTCCGCAGTCACAGTAATCTGCAAAACGCCTTTCACACCTTGGCCTGCAGGCAGCTCCACCGTCCTACTCAGCTCAACTTGGCAGAAGCAGAATGCATAGGGCGAGGGCAAGACGAGGTTTGGGTTGTTCAGGACATCATAGGCAAGATCGACCATACGCTTTGCTTCTGCGCTGCTGCTCCCATTTGTAGGCCAGCAATCAATTTGCAGGGTCTCTGATCGGCTTTTGATCCCATCTGAATTTGCTTCAACAAAAGAGCTTGGGCCTAGCGTCACATAGGGCCGCGAAAAAGCAGATGGAGCGTTCTCAGCAATCTCACCATCGGTAAAGTTTGAAAGCTCCACAGATTCCTGGAGCGCTTGAAGAATGGCCTTCTGGATTTCAATCGAAAGGCTCATGTTTTAGCCTCACTCTCCACCGCAAGGCAAACCCACCGGCGGTCAGATATGGGGTCAACTTCAATGATATTGAATTGAGCCCCTGGAAACTCACCATCTTGCGCGCCACGGCGCAGATCCCGCATACGCCAATTTGTCTCAATTAGTTTAGCCATCGCGCTTTGATGAATCCGGATCTTATAGGCCGCTTTCCCCTGAAGCCTTGAGGCATTCAAAACCTCACCACCTGAGGAGTAGATTGGCTCTGCGCGACAAGTGAACCTTTGAGCCCACCCAGAGCCAAACCCACCAGCGCCATCGGGCACCTCTGCGGGCGCATCAAAAGAGACATGCAGTTTCAATCCGCCAAGGCTTCCCCTCATCAAAACCACTCCCGATAGGGGCTCAAAAGCGCTTCAGCACCAGGGTGCATCCCCTTTTGTTTCTGCTTATGCGCTTCATCCCCGCGGTTGATGAACATATCCGCCACCATCAAGCGAATAGCTTGCAAGATGTCAGGCGGAAGCTCTGCAGCTTCATCAGCACAGCCAGCCACATAGGTGACCTTCACGCTTTCTGGGGCCTGGATTGTAGCAGGCCAAGAACCTCCAAACGCAGGGCGAAGATAGCCGGGGGAGATTGCCAGGAAGGCTTGAAAATCTGCCTCCGGAACCTCAACCCAGTTTCCCACGGGGGATAGGTATTCAACCTTTTCCACAGACGAAGCTGGGCCTTTGGGGAGTTCAATACGACTGCCGCCAAAGCAATCGTAGATGGCCAGCACGCGCTGGCGTCGCAGCACCTTGCGAAGGTAGTTTTCTGCCTGCGCGCGCGCAGCTGCAATGTAGCCATCTACCAAGGAGTCAAGGTCCGCCTCATCAGGGCCTAAACCCAAATGAGATCGCAACTCCGCTGCGGACAAGATCTCATCTTCCAAAAAGGCGAGGTGCTGAACAGGCATAAGCGCTCCCTGGGCGCCTGGAAAAAATCCAGACGCTCTCTGAGTTTAGAGGGTTACCAATTCCGAAACGCTGGGCGGATTGAGCTTGGAAGCCGGTCCTTGTCGGGGGTGGCTACCCAAAACGACTGCGGAAAGATCCGAGTTTGCGCCTCCGACAGTCACCGTGAGGCGGACAAATACAAAATCGTTCTTGATATCCAGGTCTTCTCCCCAGAATTCAATGATGGCCTGTTTGTTGTCGTCACCATCAGCCTTGGTAAGCTGGGTGATGGCAGCGCCCTCAAGGTCTTTCACCTCTGCGCCAGCGTCATCCTTGGCCTGCTCGATCTTTGCATCGATCGTAGCAGCGGCGCCAAGTGCCCCAACACAAATCAGGGCCTGAATGGCCTGAAAATCTGCCATGCTAAGCCAGCCGGTGGAATGATCTCCCACCGCGGTTGCATCAGGCTCGATCACAGCCAAGAGCGCCACAGAGGCGGAAGGAGGTAAGGTTTTTTGTGCCATTGGAAGACTCCAAAATAGATGTATGGAAGGGGTTGGGCGCCCTCCGGCGCCCAAAGGGGGAGGAGCGTTAAGCGCGCTTTTCCAGCATGACGAAATGAGAACGCGTGCTATCCCCATTTGCTGGCTGCACCGCCTTCGACAGATGGGGCTGACCGCCATAACGGAACGTCCAGCGGAAAGCCCGGATATTGTAGTCAAAGAACAGGTGGATGGACGTGGCATGCTTCAAGCCAGAAGCCCGGCGTGCGCCATAGTACCCTTTGGGCGAGATCAGCTGCACATCACCCACCTCACCGAGGGTCTTGGCAAACTCCGAGAAGCGGATGGGCAAGCCGAGAAGGTATCCACCAGGCGCATTTGCCAGGTCTCCTGACGGCATCCAGATAGGCTTGTCACCCACAGTCATAAACATCAGCTCCGGCAGCACATCCTGGTTGATCAACCAAAACGGTTTGTCACCGGGGATCCGCTGCAGGCGCGCATACATCTTAACAATGTTCTTAGGGGTGACGCTTTTTGCCCCCTGCCCATCCTCTTTGGCAATCTTGATCAGCGCCTTGGATTTCATCCAACCCAGGGGCTGACCAGCACCAGTGCCATCAATGATCGCCTGGTTCTTTTTCCAAGCAATGGCACCAGCTGCTTTTTTGCCCAGTCGGTTGTTGAGCCGAGGCGCATCCTCCAGCAACTCTTCTGTCGCGAGGGCAAAAGTGTACAGCTCATGTAGCGGTACATTCCGCTCCTGACCTTCCATTTTCGAGGGGTCCATTTTGGAGCCTTCACCGCGCCAGTGAGCTACGATACCTGCAGAGCTCCAGGGGGTTGATTCATCTGCGCCCAGTTTGACTTCCCGTTTGCCTGTCGGCTCCTCATCGATAAGAGGGCCGAACTCGTCAAAGTCGTTGACCAGTTCCCAGATTTGGTCGCGATATTGCGGTGGAAGCAGGTAACCTTCCCCGTCTACCGTTCCGCCCTGGTGGGTTGTGGCCACAAGGCTGGCCAGTCGGGGGTCTACCGTGCCGCCAGTGCCGATGGCTTGATGCACGGCGGTAGCGAATTCTCCCAGGGCCGCAAAACCGCCAGTCAGCTCAGGATCTTCATCATGCACGCGGTTGTTGCCAGCCGCCACGCCGGTCATTGTCCGACGGCGCTCTGCCAGATCCTCAGCAGTTTTAATCTCGCCTTGGAGACGGGTAATCTCAGCTTCGATAGCCTGATATTGCGTCTCTTCTTCTGCTGTGAAATCTCGGCCACCTGCTTCTGCAGCCTCAACCAAGGCCAGACCCGCGGCCTTTTTCTCTTCAAGTTCTTTACGGAGTTTTTGCAGTTTGCTCATCTTCTGCTCCATTGCGCCGGGCAAAGACACACCTGCGCCGCACGCCCGGCGCGCGCGGTTTAGGTGACCGATTGTTCGGAAAAGAGTTGGTGCGGTTCTCAGCCCGCGAGGTTCAAGCGCGCTCTGGCAACGCTTGGTTTTGGCACGCGACCCTCCGTAGAAAGTCGCTGGATGGTCTCACTAAGTGTCGCCACCCGATCCGCCATCCCAAGTCTGACAGCTTCTTGTGCATGGTAGGCCCTGCCGCCCCCAAAGTGTGCTTCAGCCTCTTCAGGATCTGCGCGCACAACCTCTGAAGCGACACCGCGGAATTCCGCAACATCATGGGTAAAGCGCTCATAGGTGGCATCTACCTGAGCCTGTGTTGCCGCTCTGGCCTCTGGTGCCAGTTTGCCAAATGGCAGGCTTTCAACCTTGCGCGCCCCGGCGGAAATGACAGACCGTTCAATGCCTGCCTTTTCCAGCGCTACAGCGAGGTTGTCATGCATGGTATAGACACCGATTGACCCAACCCGCCCCGAAGGGGTGACAACCAGCTCATCGGCGGCGGATGCAATCCAATAGGCCGCCGACGCAGCCAGGGAATTTGCCACGGCCACAATGGGCCGACCAGAACGCCGCGCCGAATAGATCATCGACGCTGTTTCCTGAACCTGCTCCACCATGCCGCCGGGGCTATCCACTTCAATGACAATGGCCTGTGCATGCGCATCTGATGCGGCTTGCGAGAAGGCTTTCTGGAACATTTCAAGCGAAGCACCTCCAGACATGCGCGCCATCATGCCACCACGGGGCATAATTGTGCCGTGAAGGCGCAGCAGGTGAACCGTCCCGCGCCGCCCTTGAATAGGCTCCATCGCATAGACCGGTTTAGAGCGCGCATCTTCTGCCCAATCTGATGGAAGACCATGAGCGCGCAGGCTCAAAACGCTCACAATCTCAGCGGCTTTTTCCGGGTCGATCAGCCAGACGCCCGAAGCGACCGACTGCAACACCCGCTCGATTTCATGCGGCATCTCTAATCATCTCCAATCCTGAGCGACCGCCATTGGTCGCAGTGCTTTCGCGTAAAAATGCTATGGACTTTTCAACGCTGCCCTGGTTATCGCGCCGATCTGATCCAGAACCGACCGGGACCATGTTCAATGGCTCAATGTACCGATCACCAGCAGCCCCGATGCCATTCTGGTTTTCCAAGCGCAGAACATCATTGACGCTCAGCCAACCCCATTGGCGACCAAGGGCATAGGCCTCATAGCGCGCCTTGATATCGCCACGCAGGAGGCTGCTTACATTGAACTCAAAATAGAATTCCTCATCCTCGATCAGGAACTTATTCACGGAGGCTTCAATCAGCTCCAGCAATGGGCGCAAGGTGCCAGTGACGTAATCCAGTGACTGCTCTTCAATGTTGGAAAAGGTCGCCCGGTCCAAAATGCCAACTTTGTGGGGCTGCATGCGCCAGAGCCTGGTCAGATCAAGCCACAGCTCTTTGCGGGTATCGAGAAACTGCGCCTCCTCGGATGTCAGGCCCAGACGCTTTGGCTCGATTCCGAACTCTACAACCGCCGGTCGCCAGCGGTTTTTCCCACCAAGCCAGCGCGCCATGGCCTTTAACCATCTAGCCTTATCACCCTTATCGCTGAAACTCTGCCCGGCTGGCATTGCCCAGACATAGGATGGCGTCGCGTCATTGGTAAAAAGGGAATTAGCATAACGCTGCAAGGCAATCGCAACTGCTATGGCCTCTCTTCCGTCATCCAGGATCGGTGAAGTGCCCTTGATGCCATCTTCCACAGGTGGCCGCGGAATGTGCCAAACCTCATCCTCCAACAGGATGTGCTGAACCCCAAACTTGTCGGTGAAGCGAAAACGCTTGGTCTCATCCTGGGTTTCATCAACCTCAACCGTTTCAGGATCGATGCGCTTCAGTCCAACAAGCTCGAATTTTTCGTTCCAGATTTTCTTGGCGTAGAAATCCCCTGCACTGCTCAGATCGCTTACGATCATGTAGACAAATTCGACGGTTGTTTGCCGCTTGTTTGGGTTCCTCAGCAGCTTAACAACCGGGTGGTTGTCCGCACGGCGAACCTTTGATGCACTGACCCTTTCGAACACCCCCAGCTGTAGACTGGAAACGGACTCGGCCAACGTGGAAATGCAATCATTCACCACCGGAACCTGGCGCGCCCGCTTAATCGTCACCTCAACGCCGATCTCGGAAGATCCGCGAACCCCGTTGAACCAGAATTCGTCCCGCGGATCCCGCTGTTCTGGCGCCTCTGGTTCGCTTGAAAAGAATTGCATCAGTCCCAAGTCAGCAGACCTCATAGTCATCAGGGATTGAAATCCCGGTGCTGGTGGCTTCCATCTCTCCAGTAGCGGAACCTACCGCCATGGTGATGGTTACCATCCCGTCAATGCGCCCGCGCGAGCGCCGCTTGTTGAACCATTTGTTTTTTTGCGCATCGGTATCGAGAACCGAATTCGAAGCGCAAATAGTGGTCAGCCGGTTGTCATCGATCAGCACATTCCCTTTGAGGATATGATCCTCAAGGTGACGCACTGAGACCGGCATGCAGAGCATCTTGTCCTCAAAAACGACCTTGCCACCCTGAGCGTGCCTTACGATTTTCAGGCCATTTCCTTCTGGCTCTTCCGGTCCCTCATAGAGCCAAACCTGGAAGCTGATATCATCACAGGCGCGGATAAAGTCTTGAATAAAGGCCGAGTCCACCACCAGCTGAACAACCTCATGCTTGGCGCAAAGCTGCTTCACCTGTTCGGCCACAAAACTATAGTCGATGGTGGCGCTTTCAGTGATTGTAAGTTGGCCCGCCGCCTCAATCTCTCGATAGTTTATGTGGTCTGCAGTTTCCCGCTCCTCCAGCTCATAACTGCGAGTGTAGTACCAGGTCTTCACCGCCAGCCGGTCACCTTCCCAACACCCTGAGAGCGCCGTCAGGTCGTTTTTCTGGGACAGATCCAGCGAGAGGTGCAACCGCCTACCCGCCATTTCGTCTTCATCCACTGAGCCCAGGCTTTTGGTCCAGGCCGCTTGCGAAATCCAGAAACCTGCGGTGCCAACCGGGATCCCAAAATAGAGACGCTTGGTGGTCAGCTGGGTTGAGAGCATCAAGCGTGAGGTCTCAACCTCTTTGCGAACATTCTCCAGCGGGAAGGTGACACCCAGGGCTGGCAAGGCCTTTACCCAGCAAGCCTCATCATTCATGGGATCGTCGGTTTCATCCACCCGCGCGATGTAGGCAAAGGCGGAATCGTCGGTGAATTCTCCTTTCAGGACCTTCTGGAAAAAGGTGCTGTATTCAGTGCCCACTTGCTGATCCACAGAAGGCGTATTGGTGCCCAGGATCATCATTGGATCACCTGGACGTTTAGCGATGGCGGCGCGCCAGATTGAAATGGCCTTGTTGGTCTTCATTTCGTGGATTTCGTCACCAAAAACCGCTACGGGTTTTGGTCCAGAAATCGCATCGCTGTTTGCAACTGGCTCAAACCTTGAGCTCGACTTTGGGTGGCTGATCCGCCAGGCGTTGTCACCACGTCCACTGATATTCACACGGCGGGTGCTCTCCAGTGAGTCCTCCCCCCAGCCGGGAACCGGCGCCCGGCACATTGCGACTGCATCTCGAAACATGACATTCGCCGTGTCGCGGTCCTCACCGATGCAATAGGCCTCGGCCCGTTGTTTTTTCCGGCCAAGGATCTCATAGAGACCGACCCCAGCCATAAACGGTGACTTTGCCTGCCCCTTGCCTGTTTCCAGCCAAATGAACCGATAACGTCGAAGACCGTTTTTGTCGCGCCAACCATAGATCGACCCAGCAACGAACAAGTGCCAGGGCAGCAAGTCAAAGGGCTGACCCTCTTTCTCTCCTTCAGTAATTGTAAGGCAGCTTGGGAAGAAGCGAATGGCCCGATTGGCCTCTTCCAGATCCCAAGACAACCCGCGAGCGTGCCCGCCCTTCAAATCGTCCAGATGGCGTTTCGCCGCCAATCTGACAAACTCTCCGGCTACAATTTTCCCCTCGATGACATCCCGCGCATATTGCGTTGTTGGGTCAGTCGAGGAACTCATTTGCGGGCTTTCCTCCACCCGAGCCGCCAGGAGCTGCTGTGGCGTTTGCGGCTTTTGGCGCAATCAAAAGGGCATCCTCGAACTTCTGCATTTGCACGTTCAAGTCCTTGACCGCCCCCCACTTCATATTCCAGACATCGCCGCCATTCTTGCCCTTGTTGACTGGGCCATCTTTGGCGGCTTCAGGGTAGATGCGCTCATATTCGGCGCAGGCTCTTGCATAGCGATCCGCGATCCGGGCGCGCCTCGTGTCCAGCAAATCGCAGGCAACCAGGTGCCCGATGACATCATGCCAAACCATCTTCGCGACTTCCGCCATTTCGGGGTGCGCTCCGAAGATCTTGGAATAGTTCGGCTGCCTTGGTTTCTTGCCGTTTGACATGCTTGACCCCCACCCCCCTTTTTGCGTGATCTCTGTGCGAACGAATGGGGAGTACGGGTAGAGCCGCAAATCCTCTCCCAGGGATTGACACCCCCCCTCCCCCTTTGGGGCTGAGGGCGGGCGGCCTAGCTGTTCCAGGGGTGGGACGGATCTAGCGGGAAGCCCTGCGCGTCATAGCCGCCAGGGTGCCAAGACATCTTGGCCGCCTTGATTGCTTCCTCATCGCGCCCGTGCTTAGCCTCGATACTCTGGCAGGGACCGTCATGGCAGCCCTTGCAAACGCTCCGGTTGTTCTCTGCTTCAAAGAAAAGATCAGGGCGCAGGTGAGCTGGGATCAGGTGATCCACAACAGCTGAAGCCTTCGGCTTCCGGCCAGTGACCAGAGCCCTGCCACACATCTTGCAGGCCCAAAGATCACGCTTAAGGATAGTGAGCCGGAACTGTTTCCATCGCTCCGACCGACGCCAAACTTCAATCAAACCACTATTTGGGAATTGCTTACGCAGTTGCATCGGCTGCACCTTTCGAAAGGTTGGGGCCGGGCTGAAAAGGGCTTATCTACGTTTCCATACGCTACTCACCACAACCAACAGGTAACAAGTACGAGGTTTCTTATCAAGCCGCGAAAGCTAAAGCTCAATAGCGAGCACTGTCAGCTCCACCACCAACGTCTCTACTTCCCTAGTACAGAGGGAAAGCTTGCCATCTTCTTTCGAGCCAGATACCAAAATTGAATACATCCGACTTCAACGCAAACCAAAGCGTCATCTAATTCTATCCAGCAATTTGAGGGTTTCAGTGTCAACGGAATTGTTAAATCTGAGCAACGAGTTATCGACCGTAGCCGATAACTTTCAAATCCAACACAAAACTGCCCTGAAAGCTGTGATTGACTCAGCCACGCAAGTCCAAAAATCTTGGAGTGGGTCCAACATAGGACACCACGCTTATGTATATTATGAAGGACTAATCCCACGACCGCCTGGTGCGCAGTTTAGCGCTGAATGGGGATTAGAGGACATGAGTTATATAGGTATGGGGTCTATTGGAGCCTGGATCGAATATTCTCCAGAAATTGTCAAAGAAGCTATATATTCATCGGCGGGCAACCCCGAATTAAGCCAAGCTGAATCTGACAGTGAGAAATTAGCCCTAGATGTGGCTGACGCTCGGGACAAAGTCCTCTCCATATTATCAGTTGCGCTTAGCGCCCAGAAAGATTCATTTCTGGAAAAAATGTTGGGGGAAGCGGAAGCGACTAGAGTCCTCAGAGAGGGCGAGATGGCAAAGGCAATGCTGTCCAACAGGCAAATGGTGACGCGTGATATGAACGCGCTAACAGCGGGCCTTCACATAGCGCCACATCAAGAGGTCATCGCCAAAGCCGCCTCTCTTCAATGTCCCGCTGACGCCGCGAAGAGCTTGGCAGCCATTGCAAGGAAGGCAGGGTCACACATGAGTCGCAAAGAGAAGCAAGAGAGGCGCTCCGAGCGCGTTGGCACCAACGTATTTATTGGTCACGGACGCTCCTCTCTTTGGCGAGAGCTGAAAGATTTTGTGGTAGGTCGTCTAAATCTTCCATACGAAGAGTTTAATCGTGTGCCAGTCGCAGGCGTCACCAATATTTCCCGCCTTTCGGAAATGCTAGACGGTGCTGGGTGTGCATTTATCGTCCTAACTTCCGAAGATGAACAAGCCGATGGTTCAATGCATGCCCGTATGAACGTCATTCATGAAGTAGGGCTATTCCAAGGACGGCTTGGGTTTACAAAGGCTATCGTAGTCCTCGAAGAAGGCTGTGAAGAGTTTTCAAACATTCAAGGCCTCGGGCAAATTCGGTTTCCAAAAGGTAACGTATCAGCGGTGTTCGAAGATGTTCGGGCTGTGCTAGAGCGAGAGGAGATGGTATAGAATTAGCACTAACTTCATAACCTACCCAACACTAGTCGATACGCACCAATAGTGCATTCTCCATCAAGCATACATGTTTCGGACGTGCTTGTAATCTCTGTGAAGATGGGTGCTGGCAGAAGCACCTTGTCCCGCTGAGAAATCGATAAGGCTAAGCGTCAATTGAACGAACTCAAGAGATGCGTTGACAAATTTGATCAGTTCATTCGATCCCGCAAGGCGCTGATATCGACCTTCCAGAACGGATTTCGCAATTTCTTCTGCCGTAACCGGCGGAGGAAATGCCTTTGATCCATAAGGATACCACGTTTGCTCGGCAAAGCGATATTGAACCTGATTTCTAACGAAGGAAAGATAATTCCCATTCTCAAACCTGCCGCTGCACGACATGGTATCTCTAATATCGCTGAGTATTTGTACAGTTGTGTCTCGAGATGCCTTCGGCGCAGCGATAGTTGCCGCCGCTTCGCGCAGTTCATCCAGAACAGCATACAACGTAGCCCAAGTGTCTTCGTGCGAGTTCTTTAGCTTTTTGAATTCTAATTTCTGCTGATCAGCAGAAATTTTGATTGTGTAAAATCCCTTGCCTGGAAGCGGCAGATTAAATGCGCTTGCGGCCTCTTTGAGTTTAGCTAGCTCAGCGCCATCAATGTTTGTACATGTGCGGCCGAACAAGCGAAGGAAAGCGTGCGCACTGTAAAATGCAGCGTAGTACGATCTGATGACAAACCATGCCGCGCTCTTTGGTGCCTTGGGTTCGGTGCATAGACCAGCAATGGTTTCACATGCAGCCCGGCTAAATTTGCTACAATCACCGGAAAGTGCGGAGACAAGCTCGTCGCACACATAGGGGCGAAGTTGAAACACTCCGTCTACTGAGCTTGGAGTATACCGCTGTGATGCAACAAACGCTTTGAAATCGTTCGTAGTCGCTCGATGTGCACAAAGCAGATCAAGCCTAACTTGCCTGAGCAATGCCACTGGTGCTTCCATAGCGAGCGACCTTCACAAATGGAAATCAGAATCTAAGCACTCTTCAAGATGCTTGACCAAAGGCTTGTATGCGTTCTTGCTTTCCTTGATCTTTGCTGGTCGAAACTTGTCAGACACCGGACTAAGAACTTCTGAAAAATGATCATAGGTGTAGATCGATCCGAACCTGTCCTTCGTCCGCCTAGCTACGGCCGGGAAGAACCCGCTGGTCGCCTTGAACACGGTAGGTTGAAAAAATTCAAACCCAACGCCCTTAGGTTCAAAAACTGAGTCGTATGTGGCCTGATAATAGGCTTTGAAGATGTCATAGACTTCATCGTCTGACATGGACCGAAATAGCTTTACCAATGGACCGACGGCAGAGTTAAAAACAGTTCTAGTGATCTTTCCTGCAACTTTTTTGGATGGTGATAACTTTCCATACAAAACAGTCTCCGGGTCATCTTTGAACCTGTCAAAAATGATCCGCATCGTTGCCTCAGCGTCATTTTCATACTCAGCCATCTTCTTGATATCTAACAGCAATTCAGATGGAACGCCCTTCTGTTTGGAGTTGATGTCAATAAACAACCGTGACTCTTCTCGTTTGTTCAGGTTGTCGTAAATCACCACTGGTACGCGAAGCGTCTTTTTTGCAAGGGCAAAGCCAAAGACCCTGTGTTGCCCATCGAGTATCAAGAATGCCTGAGGAATATCTTTGAACGAAATACTTTTACGTTTTGAATCATAGATAAGTTCAGCGTCGTCCTGCGACGACAGGACGATCGAGCTGGGTACTGTTCCTAATCCGTTGTCGATGTAGTCGGCGATATCTTGGGCACGTTTTCGATCCAATACACGCTGAAAGCCGTCTATGTTGTTTTCCTCGCGACTGATCGCGACACAGGTTCTTGCAAGAACCTCACTGGGAATGGTTGTAGTATAGAACTTATGCTCGCCCTGCGTGACAAGGCTCACAGTGCCAAAACTGATTCTATCCGGCTCTTTGTTCATTTGGTTTCCTTGAGGCAATCTCTTTATCTAGGGTAGTGTACAGGCGGCGGGATCGCCATTCAGGAGTTCATGATGAAAGTAGCGCGCTAAAAAGCTTTTGGCGCATACGCCCTTGTATGTTCATTTTCTAGCGCAGGCCAACGTCCACTTCTGGCTGTTAGTAAGCTCTGATAGAGAGCTTTTCGTCTCCGCAATAGGAGCAGCGCTGTTTTGCTCTAAAGAAACTTGGGGATCCTGCTAGTTCCCGCGTTTTGTGGTTTGCATGCTGGCGCACTGACAGATCAAGTTTTTGGGTGATGCAGTCATCACAAATGCAATTTGGTGAGACGGTTTTCACAAGATCTCTTACGTTGTCGAGTACAGACATAGGATTCCCTTCCTGGTAGAATAAACTGTACACATTCAAGCGGCCGCCTCAAGGTCCACTCAGGGCTGTGAGCTGCAGAAGTAGCTATTCTTGTATTCTCTCCAACTGCTCCATGGATATCTGCGCTTCCCGCTCCCCCAGCAAGGGCACAAGGATCTTGGCAATCCCTCCGTTCACCTCGGTCACATCCACGACCCAATCACACATTGGGCCATCATCCAGAATGCGCGCTTTGTCACCGGGCCTGACCAGCTTGACGGATTGCGCTTCGGCATAGATCTTCTGAACGATCTTCGGCAGTTTCTTCATGGCGCGCATCTGCTCTTCCGGCACGGGCAGTGGGCGCCCATTGTAGCCAACCACTCCCAGCACCTTGCCGTTTGAGCGGCGCTGTAGCAGATCCCAGGCTATCCGACGCTCTACACAGGCAAAGACATAGCCTGGTGCGATCTTCTGCCGATACTGGACCTTGCGCCGATGCCCGCGGGCCTGGTTGCGCCACGCTTTGTTAGTTGGCAGCCAAGCCTCAAGAACGCCTTCCTGCTGCCCCAGCCACATCTCCACCTCGAACTCTTTCATGGGCTGCACCTTCAGAACGAACCAGAGGGCAACCTTACTCCCATCCCGGCCTTGGAACTCTTCACCCATCAGCCTGCGGCGCTCTTCTGTCTCAACTTTCTGGCCAATAGAATAATTCATGCCTGATCCCAGTATTTTTTTTCGAAGTGTTTTTTGCGGAAGTAGCCAATGAGCCTGTCACGACAACGGCGCGCCCTGAGATACTCGACCATCCAGATTCCCTTCCGGTTCGCTATCTGTTTGGCATCCGCATAGGTCAGCGCCATATCGGGGCAGATCATTCCTTTGAACCTGCAGAACCTCATGCGGCCTCACTCAACTGCGGGACAAAGACCGGGTTAGAGGTCACACGAGCCTGCCGCTGATCAAACAAATACCAGCACACATCATCCTTGCCCGGCGTGGTCGTGCCCTCGATCCAGATTAGCCGGCCAACCGATACGATCATGTGGCAGTGCTGCAAAAGATCCGGCGCGGTGCGCACGCCGTGTTTCTTTGCAATCATCTTCTGCTCTGTATGCGCCCAGCTGGCATCGAACAGCAGCCACGTCGGCAAGATGCGGGAAAAGTGGTCAATCATCGCATGCATGAGAGGGCGCGACCAAACGGGGTTAGTGATGATCGCTTCTGCCCCAGTTGCCATCACATCCGCCGCAGTTACCGTCATCGCATCACAGCGAAACACCCGCTCATCACGCGGCGCAATATCAGAGGCAACCACACATTCATGCCCCGCGGCCTCAAGGCCTGCAGCAAGGTCATACTGGCCGCCACAGGGCTCCCAGAACCTCACCCCTTTGGGCAGGTGTCGCAACAGCGGGGGCAAGGCCTTCGGATCAAAGGTATCGTAGGTATCCTTATCCCGGCGCTTGAAATTGGAACGCTTGCCCATAGGCTACCCCTTGGCCTTGGTGATGAGGATCTCCATCCCCTGGGCGGCAAGGATCGCTTTCTTGAGCTTGAACACATCCGTTTCATGCCCTTTTCGATCTTCGATCACGGTGATGCCCAGCGCGTTATCGACGTAGACGAAATCAGCCTTCCAGGTGCGTTCCTGGTTGCCACTGTCAGTCATGATTGGCCCGTCGCGCCCCTGCAGCACGATCTTCACCTGACGGCGCAAACCGCAGATCTCGCCAGCCTGCTGCAGCAGCTTCAGCTCTTCCCAACGCTCCGCTTCTGTCTTGCTGTCATGGGTGATGCCGTCTGCCGTGGTGGTGCGCTGGGCGCCACGGACCCTGCGTTTGTCACCGCCCTGCCCTTTCGCCAGATGTGCATCACGATATTGCTCTGCGGTCATGCGTTCTGTCATCGTTCACATGCCCAGCGCTTCTTTGTACATCTCCAGCACCGCGTCTTCTTCGGCGATGTCGTCTTTGTCCCGCTTGCGAAGCGCAATCAGCTTTCGAATGACCTTGATGTCATAGCCACGACCCTTGGCCTCTGCCATGACCTCCTTTTGCTGTTCCGCAAGGTCCTTCTTCTCTGCATCCAGGCGTTCAAAGCGCTCGATGAACTGGCGCAACTCTCCCGCGGTGACGCGGTAGTTCTCGCTTTTCTCTTCTTCGGTCAGATCGGTCATCTGCGTTTCCTTTGCTTCCTGGCCAACTGTTGCGCTGCGAATTTGAGGGCACGCGCGATGTCACCAGCTACCGCGTCCCCTCCTGCCTCTAAGCGCAGCTGCTGTACGCGGGCGCCTTCGATCTCATCCAGGCTGTTGAACCGGCGGCTAACGGGCGTCACAGTCATTCCGACCTTGCGGGGCGCCCTCACGATGCAATCCCCAAGATCCGGGTCCACGGTCACGACCGCTTTGCCAAAGGCGATGCCATGGGTCTCTGGGTTCAGGTGGGGTGAGGTCATAGGTTTATCCCCGCATCCCGACATTGCTCAGCCGTCACCAGCCCGGCGGTGATGCACTCCCCCGCCGCATGGGCAGAGATGCTGCGAGTGAGGAAAGATTTGCCTGCGATGATGTCAGCGGCCCGGCGGCGCAGGATCTCAGCTTGATCCACTTTTGCTGCGCGCTTCGGCACGAATTGCTCCCAGAACCCATCAGCAAAGAAGTTCTGGCTGTACTTGATCCGGGATGGGTCGTGCCCCGCAGTTCGCTTGGCATAGGCACGGGTCGCACCTAGCACATCAGCTGGCACAGCGCCGCCATCGATCACGGCTTTCACCGCCTCTTCGGTTTGCGACCAGCTGTCTTGCCGTGGGCACAGACGCCAAACCTCATCAAAGAAAGGTCCAAAATCCAAATCTAGTGGTTGTGTGTGGCCGGTGTCAGCCGGGCACATGGTTCCTTTATGGTTCAAAGGATGGTTTGGGTGCATCTCCTGCACGGGTGGGGGTGCATCTCCTGCACCCGTCAGGTGCATCTCCTGCACGGGTGCATTTCCTGCACCCGCTATATGTTGTGGTAGGGGTGCATTTCCTGCACGGGTCTGCGGAAGGCTGGAAACGGCATCAACATTGATCCGGTATTCGATGGTGAAGCCATTCTTGCACTTGCGCTGACCGACTTCAGAGAGGATCCCAGCGGCCACCAGCTCTGCGATATTGGTCTGTACCGTGCGCTTGCTCTTCATCTCCAGATCAGCGGCCATGTTGCCTTTGCTGACCCAAATCCCAGAGCCGTCATCGCTGGCGGCATCCGCCATATAGAGCAGGATCGCCTTCTTGGTTGGTGAGCCCGCAACCCTACGCTTGATCAGCGAATACATCTCGATGCTCATGCTCTCACCTCCTGCCCTTCTGGGCGACGGCTCGCGTGGTGCCCTACCAGCTCGCCACGCAGTGCTTCTCTATTGATGCGGTCATCCAAGTAGGCAGAGCGCACCTCTTCAGGATCAAACCCCGCCAGCCAGCAAATCCACCGGAAGTCCTTTCGGCCCTCCTGGAACCACCTCTTTGCGCGGTCGCGTGTCTCGGCATAGCGCGCAACGGTGGAGGGAGAAGTTGCGTCCAATAGCGCTTGGAACAGAACGCTCTGAAACAACAGTTTTTCCGGGGAGGCTGATGAACAGGGAGATGGGGCCGCGGAACTCATCGCCACCCCTCCCGCAGTTTGAGCAGGAAGAGCTCAAAGCGATCCGCCCAGCGCGCATAGGTTCTTGAGATGGTGCGAAACCAGGTCATTTCGGCAAACCCTTCCCGACGGCAGGGTTTTCTGGTTTTGCCAGCTTCCCTTCCCATGGCAGGGGAATTTTTGACTGTTGAGGGCCAGAAATGCTCCCCTCGCGAATGGCCTTTTTCCGCTCTGCGTGCTTGTCGTGCCAAAGGTGAAGCTCGGCGAGATCGAGCGAAATCCCTCTTCGTTTCAGCGCCTCCAACAACTTCAGGTCAAATGAACGCGGAATCTCACCTCGGTGCACCCATGCAGCGCAAGCCGAATAGGTGCCGCCCATTTCGCGTTCAATCTCTCCGATTGACGACCATAGCTGAAAGAATTTACTCATAACGGGCATATTATGCAATTTGCATTGACTATCAACCCGTTTTGTAATTTTTTCGGTGCTATGTACCGCTGTATGGAAATTGGAAATCGACTCAGACAGGCCCGCCAATCCGCAGGCTTTCGCTCAGCGGCAGAGGCCGCTAAAAGTTTCGGCTGGACTGTCTCTACCTACGCGGCGCATGAGAACGGCACCCGCGGCTGCAAGCCTGACGATGTTCAGAAGTATTCGTCTGCATTTGGTGCAGACCCATGCTTCGTGATGTTTGGCATAGAGCAAAAAACAACCAACATCGCAGAAGTCTCTGACTCGACACTTTCTGAGATTATAAAATTCGTTCTACGCCATGAGGGGGCAAAAGATGCGCCCCCTGAAGTGATTTCTGATTTGGTAGTTGATATTTGCCGCTATGTCAGCAAAAGCGGAGCCGGTGGGTTACACAACGTTGTCGACTTCGCTTTTCATAAGCACGCCGCTTCTGGTGGGTGAGGTTTTTTAGCAGCTTACCCTCTGTTTCTGAAATATCTGTCTGACAATAACCCACCTCTGGCACGAAGTATCCGCAAATCTCCCGATCTCGCATGATCTTCCGCTTGAGACCCAAAGCCTCGTAGGTGCGCCTGATCGGGTTTCGCTTCCACGCCCAAACAGAGAAGCTGTCCCACCCCTCATCCTTGGCGCAATTGAGCATTTCCAGCATCATTTGCGGACCGGCCAAGGTGCCCCGATAGCCCGGCAAGAGGTAGCAGGCGTGCAATTCCGCTGCTATTCCAGGCATATCCTTATCCCCATTTTTAGTGATGTGCGCAAAGCCAGCGATTATGCCAGCATCTCTCAATACTAGCGTTTTTGATTCGACTTGATGGTTGAGGCGAGACGTCCATTGATTGCTCCTAACGGCCTCATTGCGGGCTTCGTGGAGCCCTCTTGGCAGAAATGAGTAGCACTCCTGCCAGCATGAGACGTGGATTTTGGCGATACAGTGGGCGTCTCTAGGCTTGGCCAGTTCGATTATATACATTTTGTTGATTCCTCTATACGTTTGGCATAGCAATGCTAGCAATGGAGAAGTGAGAAGCGAAAAAATGACCTTTGCAGACCCAGAAGCCATGCAGCTACGCAGCAGACTAGAAAGCCTCAGCGCTTTGTCGGCAGCACCCAATTCTCAACCAGAAGAAGTATCTCCCCATCGGGCGAGATTTGGTCGATTGGCTCAGATCACCAGCGCACTTTTGTTCGGAGTTGTCTTAGGAGTCACGGGGGTTGCCTTTGGGATTCCTCACTTGTTCAGCAGCAAGCAAACGTTAGACCCAAGCGCCCGTGAGTTGATAGTTTTTGAAATAGCTAGCGCGCGAGATATCACGCCCAAACTTGCAGAGCAGATCCTCGATGACCTGATGGGCACAAAAAAAGGGGCGCATTAAGCGCCCCTCTCTCATACAGGATGGGTTGTCCAGCTATTCCCCGCCTGGCTCAACAGAATAGTACACGAGCACGATCCCGAACCTCTCCGATCGTTTCCAATGGGTCGTAACGTTCAGGCCACGAACGTTAAGGGACTTCGAGCCATAGTGGCCATCGAAATTCAGCGCCTCAATGACACGGGCATTCACGTCGGAAAGCGGGCGACTGGAAACGAGCACTTTGCCCTTTTGCACCAGGGAAACCCCGCAAAAGTTGCACATGTTTGAAGTGGGTAAAAGGGTTTCAGGCAGAGCTGTTAAAACAACCACGCGCTGCCTCCGAGCTGTCCCGCCTGGCACAGCCATTGCCAAAGGAACAAACGTCATACCTGATTGGCGCCCTACAACCGGAGGGGAAAATACCAGCGTCTTGGGTTTCGCAGCGTTTGCGGCCTTCCAATACCCCCGGTCACTTAGATCTTTGGCCCCAAGAAACGGGACCGGATTGAAGCTATCAAAGGACAGAATTCCGTCCTCTCCAATCGCCAAAATAGAGCGAAAATATGGGCTGCCATTCAAGACTTGCCTCAACGAGAGGTGGGCATTGATGCCGCCAACGTCTGGGTTTTCGGCCCAGAAATCAGCGCTTGACCTAAGTAGGGCTTCAGCAAGCTCCAGGCGGGCGATGGTGATTTCAAATACTAGATCAAAGTTGTTATTACTCTTAGCTGCGGCACCGCTGCCAATCGCAAGAGACAGCACCAAGCAGCAAAGTGCTTGAAGTAGTCGATTTGCCAAATTCTTGACCTCATTAAATCTTTGGTTGCAGGATACTTCTCTTCTCTCGGTGTTCATAGCTCAAACCTCACATCCTTATGGTTGTGCCGTTGAATTATACATTTTGCATTGACTGATCAATGCTAAATGTGTTTATGTCTTCATAATGAATTGATCGTGGTTCAGCGGCTAGAAGGAGTGAGAGTGCAATGATTGAACTTACCCTAATCCCTGGAGCGACCCCCGCCTATCAAACAGAAGGGGTCCGGGCCGCTCAATCCGCTGCAGCCCTCTTGGAATGGCTGACGCTGGTTTCGCCTGCGAAAGCCGCTGACATGGCTGTTAGGCTCCTGGATGCAACAATCTGCGAGAATGACGAAGCCGCTCACATCACCCTGCATGGGATGGATGCGATAGACGCTGACCTGGGCAATTGCCTGCGCCTTTGGTGCGGTACGGTGCTGCGCAGCCTTGGCGGGCTCTCTGGAATGGATCCCCTACTGACCTTCCTTGGTGCATTTGCGCAGAAGCCAGCAGAGAAGATCCATCTCGTGACCATCGCGGCCGCGCAGATGGGTGCAGGATCGTGGATTGATCCAACCCTGCCCGCCCAGCGCGTCACCTCTCATTTCTATGAAATCGACATGTTCGGCATCATTGGTCGCGGGGCCACCGCACTGGAAGCCGCTGAAAACTGGCGCTGCGCCGCTTTGGCCGATCTACCAGCCCGGATCCTTATGCATGAGTTGAGCGCCGCAGCATGAACAAACACGGTTCCTCCCTGCCCCGCACCGATGCGGGCACCTCACCCGGCAGCCAGCGCGCTGCCGGGGCTTTTCCCACCACTCACGTTGGGGGTGAAGGGAGTTCACCGGGGCGCGCGCCTCTGGGCCGCTTTGCAGGCCTTCAGAGCGGCGCCCTCATGCGCCCAGCGCGCGCCCCGCTAAATCCATTGAAACCCATCGTCTGCGCCGCCGTGGCGCTGGCAGTCGCCATTGTTGTTTTTTGAGGGCCGATAGATGAGTAAGCGCAAGCTAGATATCAACATTCACGACTCACACATAGGGATCTGGCAAGATGACCCAAACGACCCCACCTTTCGGGAAGAGGTCTATTCGGGGCTGATCCGCCAGCTGCGCGGTCGCGGCTGGTCGGTCAAGGAAGATCCGCAGGTGCGCAAGCACTACAGCTGTCTCAGTCCCGGCCATCGCCTTGCTGCCAAAGGCACATTGCGAGCAAAGATTGAACTGTCAGGCCGCGTGACCAAAATCGAATTCTGGTGCACCACTTACCCGCTGGATAACCCGAATGGGCGGCGCTACGACTTCGACAAACTGCAGCGTATGACCTACCTGGATCAGAAGCGCTGGGAGTTGGAAAAGCGGCGCATTCTTACATGGCTTCTGAGTTTCGCCAGCCTGGAAATTAAGGATAAGAACCTCTCAAAACTTTCTGCCGATCAGCTGATCCAAAAGGACTACGCAGAGAGCTGCCACACAAAGCCCGATCTGGGCCATGCCGATTGGCATGCTGACTACAACCGAACCAGCAAGGACGGCGAACTATTGAGCCAAGGGCAAACCGTTTGGTTTGCCGGTCATGATGGACGTATCCGCCGAGGTCAGGCTTTCTACAACCTTAACTCAATGTGGTGGGTCAAAATCTCACCCAACGAGCGCACCAATAAGTCCTGCCGTGAGCTGTTCACAAAACAGCCGGCGAACCTGCGCACAAAACTTAACGAGCGCAGAAGGCGCGGCGTCTTAGAGCGTTTGCTTTCTCGCGCAGTGCAGGCCTCTGACTTTCGCAGAGCGGAACAGTTGCAAGGGATCCTGTTTGGGGATGAGCAGGTCTATCGGATCTGGTCCCGCAAAGATGACGCTTACTACGCGGTCAATTCCTGCGGCTATTGCTCAGACGCAAACCGCGCCGGGCGATACACGCGGGCTGAAGCCGAAAAGGAAGTACAGAGGGTTCCGCACATCCTGTCGATGGTTTGCCCCGATGGTAAACATGTGCGCTTCGACCAGGACGCAGCATGACCGGCCAGAAACGGCCCATCGAAAGGGACATCGACGGGGAAACCGTCCAGGTTGGTGACCGGATTGCCTTTTCCTTCGGCCTGCCGCCGGTGCGTGTTGAAGGCATTATCTGTGAGCGTGATGGCGAATTGATCCTGCCCACCCCTGCCCACAAGCCGACCGAAAGTACCCTGGATGAAATTCGCGATCATTGCGGAGGGTTCTGGAAGGTCGGCTTGTCAGAACACGAATACCAAGCCACGAAATCTAACTGAAATCCGCTAAGAGGAAGTCATGGCACAACGCTCAATGAAAGAACGCGCAGCGGCACTGATGGCCAGGGCAAATGACCCTGCATCAAGTGAAGCAGAAGCCAACCTTTGCATGCAGAAGGCCATGGACCTGATGAGCAAGTTTGGATTCACGATGGAAGAGGTTTCAGGTGATCAGGCCGAGGAAATTGGTGCCAGCTCCACCCCATGGACGGGCGGCAGACCCGGCGGCGCAATGGTCTTTGTACAGAATGCCATCGCTGCTTTCACCAATACTCGCGGCGCGTTCAGAGGCCGCCCCTCTAGTGGATCGGCCATGACCTATTACGGCTATGGCGCAGAGCGCGACCTGGCTGTTTGGCTGCATGGCCACATCCTGAACGCCATCAAGGTTGAAAGTGCCAGCTACGATCCTGGACCCTACTCGCCCGCCATACGTGCAAAGGACAGGAAATCGTTTGCAATCTTCATGGCTCGACGCATTGCCCAGCGCCTGTATGCCATGTCTGAGACGCTAGACGATGCTGGCCGCGGAACCGGAACCGAAGTCATGATCGTCAAGAACCAGAAGCTGGACGAACACTTCGAGAGCCTTTGCCTTAGAAAGGCAATCAACCGCAAAATCTCTGTCTTTTCTGAAGGTGCGGAGGCTGGCAAGCAGGCCGGAGAAAACCTCTCCCTGCATCGACCAGTTACAGGGCAAGGCGCAACGCTTGCGCTGCCCTCAAACTAGGGGCGCAAACCAATGAACCTGCGCATTCTGAAAAAGCTATCCAAGCGCGCGGCGCCTTATCTGGCAAGGATCGGAGATACTCGCGAGCAGTTTCTCGCGGAGAAGGGTGAAAACTACCACGGCTTGATCATTCGGGATCTCGCAAAGCTGGACCGGACTCCGTCATGCCATACCGATATCATTTGCAAACAAACACATGCGGGCACCCTATCGCCAAAATGCAGGGCGGGAAGTGAGTACCCGTATGTCAAGCTGGGGTATCCCTGTCACCCTCTGAAGGGCACCCCAATGGTAGGGGGAATGTCCGGCTACTATGAGCCAGAATGGGATGAGGAGACCGCTTGGACTGCCTTGAGAAATTGGGTTGTCTACCAGTTCTTCAAATACAACTCCGCCACCGATGACGCCTATTTCACATGGACGCCCAGCGGGCCTGGCGATGTGTTCAGAATGGCGGATGAGCTACTTGCAGGAGGCCGGAATGGCTGAGTTCAAGACCACAACGGTTGTCGAAGCAAAGGCAGTCATCACATTCAATGAAAGTGAGCTGCGGGCGCTAGATGCCATGACCGGATATGGCGCGGACGCCTTCCTAGAGGTGTTCTACGAAAAGCTTGGAAAGTCATACATGCAGCCGCATGAGCAAGGACTTCGCAGCCTGTTCAAAACCATCCGTACCCCTGTGGCGCAGGCCCTGCGGGACGCAGATCAGGCGCGCAAAGTGCTGAGAGATGCTCAGAAAACTGACTAGGTGAGACGCAACACCAGGAAGAGAACATGCAAAATAAGAAACCTCGCTTCAATGACCGGATTATTCGAGAGGGCTTTCCTGATGGCTGGTTCATCCAAGATCGAATTTGCCAGAACGAAGCCCTTCTCTGCAGAAAGTCAGACTTCTCAACAGGAGGATTGACCTGTATCTGCACGCGCCCTCGAGCGATGGATACGGATGACTGGGTTTTGCACGCTCAGATTATCGCATTCGGTTTCGAGGCGGAAAACAACCGCCGAATTGCACAACATCAATCTTCCTAATTCTGGAGCGCGACATGAGCCCCAATGCGCCATTGAGAAACCTGCAAAAGCACCGGCCCGCCGTGCGCGCGGTCATGAATGATCGGATAGGCGTGCCTCGCGCATCTGATGCCGAGTTGTCGGCCGCAGAAGAAGCAGGATTGATTAAGTTTAGGTCATGGCCATCCGGGCACTGGAGCCTAACCCCGCTCGGGGCCGACCTGATGACTGATTATTGAAATCCACCCACCCCGATATGGGAAACACCATATCGCCCAGCGCATCCGGAGGTCAAAAATGGGACGCACTGCAATCATTGCCGTTGCTGAAACCGGCGCTGCAAAAATGATGGACATGAAGCCGTCAGAGTTTCGTGAACTTGTAGCTCAGGGAGTTTTGCCTCGGCCAAGGAAGGTAGGCCCCTATGAAAGATGGGATGCAGAAGAGCTGCGGGCCGTCATGCGTGGCGATTTCGTTGACGGCTTTGAGGATGTGAGATGGTGAAGAAGAAATTCACTACAACCAAGAGAGTCAAAGGGAGACTGTATCAGTATTTCCGCAAGGACGGACGCTATGTGCGCCTTCCCGACGACCCCAACAGTGAAGAGTATGACCGGGAATACTGGCGCCTAATGCGCGGTGGCGGGGCTCTCTCACAGAGGTTCACCTTCGAGAAGCTAATTCAGAGCTACAAGAGATCCCCGCGATGGGAAGGTTTGGCGCCAAGAACAAAGGCTGACTATTCAAAAGTGCTGGAATATCTCGCTGGAACAATTGGCCAAAAGGACCCGACCAAGATGCGCCGCTCCACTATCATTGAGGCGCAGATGGCCAACAAGCACCGGGCACGCTTTGCAAACTACATTCCCCATATGCTATCTATCCTCTTCGAGCATGCGGTTGATCTGGATTGGCAAAGGGACAATCCCGCCAAGGGAATTGAAAAGATCAAAACAGGAGAGGGCCACAAGCCCTGGCCAAAGCCTGCGGTTGCGACCTTCCGGAAAAACGTGCGCGGCTTAGAGCGGCTTGCTTTTGAGCTGGCTCTGGGCACTGGGCAGCGAGCCTCAGACCTCACGCGCATGAAGTGGTCAGATATAGAAGACGATGGCATCTGGGTGACGCAAGGCAAAACTGGGGTTCGGCTGTGGATCCCATTCACAGACAGCTTGCGGGCTATCCTGGATGAAACACCCCGCAAAAGCCTCCATTGGATTCTCTCTGACGATTTCGGGCGTCAACTCGGGTATGACTATATTCAAAAGAAATTTCTGAAGGCCCGAAAGGAGCTGGGCCTTGAAGGATACGGCTTTCACGGCCTCCGCTACAGTGCCGCAGGTGAGCTAGCAGAGGCTGGCTGCACTGATCATCAGATCGCTGCAATCACCGGACACAAGAGCCTCTCGATGATCCAGAAGTACTCAAAAAGTGCGAATCAAAAGCGCCTGGCGCAACAAGCTCAAACGCTGCGCGAACAGAACAAAAACGGATCATGA